GTACCGTGCCAGATGTTGGCGTCAGTCTTGTCCTCGATATAGGATCTGATCTTAAGAGCACGTCTGTCCTGGAACACAGCACTTGCATAGTTCTGGTTGTACTTGCTCGACATCACCATCCAAGGAGTAACACCGGACTCAAGGAACTGATCGAGATGCTTCCAGAGGATAACGTTCCAACGGCCGAAGTGGTAGTTGAAACCGTTGTTGGAGCTTGTAGGTTCCTTGTCCGCGCCGATAACAGCGAATACCTTCTTCAGAAGCATAGGGCTATCGGGGATGATGATGGTGTCGGGGACGATGTTAAGCAGATTACCGCTGTCACCCTTGAATCCACGCATAGCGCACTCAATGTAAGACAGAGCATCCTCGGAGAACTCGTCCTTGAAGCAGTTGGACTGAACAGGTATCGCATCCGTTATAGAAGGATGATCGGGAGCGAAGAAGTTCCTTGTGTCAGCACCCGCAGTGGAGAAATCATGGCCGTTAATGGTGATCTTCGTGTTAGCGGTACCGCCGTTCATCACAGCACCGGCAAGGATATTCGCACCGAAACTTTCTCTTGCTGTGTGGTAGCCGTCGATAAAGCTCATGGGAGCAGACTCGAAGTCGATGAGCTGAGAATCCTCAACCATCTCCTCGGTTACAGCAAATTCATTCTTCCACGTCATGTTGACGAGGATAGAAGAAAAGCCTTCCTGCATAGTGTCCTCAGGAGCTGCGCCGTTCTCACCAACGGGGAGAAATCCTTTCATAGCGGTCATGCCGGTTCTCTTCTCAGCCCAGTGCGAGGATTTTTCCATCTTGAAGATGTTGGGAAGCATGCTCTCCTTCTCAAGGACGCTGTCCTGCTTCTCAATAAACAGCTGAATAGGGGCCTGCGAATTACCATAGACGGAATTCGCAACGCCGGAAGCTTCGTCAAAAATTACTGCCATAAATTATTCCTTTCGTTATTTTTGATTTGATTTGTACTTTGCATAATGTTTAGCGATCTCGGCATCCGTAATGCCGGGGAACATTTGTCGGTACTTTGCAATAATATCGGAAGGTACCACAATACCTTCGCCGCCTCTTACCTTATCCGGTACCTGATGGGCCGTAGATGCAGCCTGGGAGGCAGCTTGTCTCTTTCCTCTCTCCACTGCCGCAGCGGTAATCTTGTCAAAGAATACCGTTCTGTATGCATCGGAGGGGGAATATCCTTTATTCACGAGCCCGAGAATAAGATCATGCTCGGGGAGCGCAAGAAGATCTTCCTCCGTCTGTATCGAAGGATCCATCTCGGTGATCTTCGCAAGATCTTCCGCAAAAGCGGATCTCACCTCAGCCTCACGCATCCTCTCCGTGTATTCCTTTGCCGCCTTCACAGCAGGATGATTGTCAATCATTGCACCAACACGTGCAGTGAGATCATCCGCAGGAGCAGGATCGGTACCGGTCTGTGACGGCCCACGTCTCGCAAATCTGCCGGCACTGTCTCTTGCCGGCTCAGCTTCAGGAGCAGGTGATGGGTTTACAGGAGGAGTCTGAGCTTTTGCGGCATTTGCACGTTTGATCTCAGCGATCATTCGAGCACGTTCCTCCTGCCTTGCCCTCTCCCTCTCACGTTCAATACGCTTTTCCATGCGTTCTTCATAATTCCTGCGTCTTGCCGCAGCGGAAGCATTGGGATCTGTGACAGGATCCTCACCACCATCGTCCGTAGGCGCATCGGTACCGTTATTGGTACTGACATCGGCATCGGCACTATCAGCAGGATCCGCCGCAGGTTCTGCTGCAGGTTCGGGTTCGGGAAGCTCTACACCGAGAGCCTGTGCATAATCTTTTTCTTCAAGTCCGTTCATTGTTATAGCCTTTCTTAAGTTGGATTTTTACTCTGTTCCGTGAGTAAGGATTTTTACGCTATTCCTGTGCGTAGGGATTTTTACTCTGTTCCCGTGAGTACAGTCATTACCTTGACAGAAGGATGCAGCAAAGTGCTGCGTTATTGCAGCATTCCGCTGCGCTTGTGACAGAGCGCCTTACTTGCCACTCTTACCGTTTCTCAGATCATTACCGCGAATGACCTTACCGTTACCGACACCGGAAGCACCGGAGTCGAAAGGAGCCTTCACCATCTGAGAGCCGGTGTTCTTGATCCTGCCCGCATAACCGGGACGACCTTTTCCGTTCTTCATACCTTGTCCTCCTTTCATGGGGAATTTATATACCCGGCATCACGGCATCCCCGTCGGGGATACCGGTATACCGTTTATACCGTTTGCCATAGGCACTGCCTGCATCTGTGCCTGAGCTGCAGCCAATGCCTGTTCCTCCTCTACCTTCTGCCTGAAGATCCGTGCATTTGCGGCAGCACCGGGATAGTGCTGCTCGTCCATCTTCTGCCAGAAAAGAAGTCTCGTTTCGTTTGCAGTAGGATCTCCGTACGCACCGGAGGTGTAATTACCTCTGATCTCCTGCCACATAGCCTCACGGTTAGTAGCAAGGGAGGATGCACTGTCGCAGGAGAATATAAAGGAGTCATCCCACCACAGCTCACCGAATTCATCACGGCGAAGGAAATCGTATCTGTCGAACTTTCTGTATGCGATCTCACCGCCGTCAGCTCGGTACGGTACCGAAATGGGGCGGTCTGCATAGGCGAGCAGGAACTTGAACATCACCTCGTAAAGGCGGCCGAAGGCTGAAGCCTTGCATACGGACTTTGATTCAAGTCTGCCTGCAGACTGCTTCGCCGCAAAGTCCTTCGCAACACCGCTTGTGGCTGTAGGATCACGGCGCCCGAGGAAGGAGTCAGTGATACCGATGGCCTGCTTCATCTCCTCGTATACTGCATCAAGGTGTACACGGTCCTGACCGATCTCACCCTGAAGGGTATAAACACCGACAAGACTTGCCTCTTCAGGCTTGATGCGGATCACCTTCATGTTTTTTCCGCCTGCAGTCGTAATCTTCACGTTAGCAGGTAGGCTGACGAGAGATCCAGCCTCACAGAGCTTCTCTGCAATGGCACCTTCGAGACGGTTTATCATGTTCTGCAGACTCTCAAGCTTGTCCACGTCGGATGTGCCCAGGAACCTGCCGTATTCCGAAATGTTCTTCTGCAGAACCACGGGATATACGTCGGGTACGTAGTTCGGGATCTTCAGAGGTTCGGGATCCAGTACGTTTGCGCTGTCCGGAGCGAGCACCGAACCGTCATACAACTCAAGTGTGTCGTACCTCTCCTCAAATCTCTCTGCAGAATCACTTACACGGGAGGATCCGCAGCTCTCGCACGTTCCTTCACCGGACAGAACGATCTTTCCGCAGTCCTCACACCGCATCAGATGTCTCGCCTGGTAGTCATCGGTGTATTCGAGAACCGTGTCACCTACAAACGACACACGACCGATAGCACCGGAATCGGAGCGGAAATATCCAACGATTTGACTGACCATATCGTTCTCTGCCTGAGCCTCCTCAAGAGAATCCATAGATGCCTTTACCTCGGGGAACTCCTCACTCTCATCCGATACGTCAACACCGTATCTGCGGCGTATGTACTCCTTCGTCTGAGGCAGGATCAGGAATATATAGTCCATGTCCTCAACGTCCGTGTAAACACCGGGCTGAGGAATGATCTGCTTCGGATGAAGATACGTCACACAAAGCTCACCCTTGCTGCGACCACGACGTGCAGTGGAATCCCACTCAACGAGATAGGCTGCACCGCCCTGAACGGGAACGATACGTTCCATCATATCGTTCACATCCTCAAAAGGCATACGGTCCATCTCACTGCGGAGAAGATCCTCGATCTCCTTTGCGAAATCCTCATCCTCAGCATCCATGGGAGATACCTTCGGGAAAGGGAAGTAGCTCTGTACCTGAGCCTCGATCAGCTCAGCTACGACGTTTCGCAGATGAGGCGTGTTCTTTGCCTCGTCTCCCTCGAATACGGGCGTTATCTTGTTTGTCCCGAGATAGATCTTCTCCCTTTTCGTCATATCCGCAAGAGCACCGGCGTACGCCGTGTACGCTGCTTCAAATTTCGCCTTCCATTTTTCAGCCTTCGTCATCTGATTTTCAGTAAGCTTCGCCAAATCGTAAAATCTCCTTTCGCTTTACCACTTCTTACCACTTCACATTTTGATGTTATAAATTGCTTTTCGGCACGAAAAGCACCTCTTACCTCTTCACTCTTACCTCTTATCTCCACGTTCTCAACGTGGCGCACCCCACATCTTTATCATCATCTGCCGTTCTGACTCCGAGCCGGCATTGTAATCGTCCCACATATCCTTCGTCCAGGGATCCTTCGCCTTCTCCACACCGGGAACGATGATCTTCGGCGACGGTGCCTGACTCCTTGCCGCATATGCTATGGCAAGAGCCATCACACAGTCATCGTGTGCACCGGCTTCAGCCTCCGGGCGAAATTCCGCATTTCGCACGAACGTCTGCATCTCCTCCAGCGTCACCCGATCATGGATCGCAGACACATCATCCCGGAAAGACTCAACCAGATAAGCAATGGCAAGCGGACGTGTCTTTGAGTCCGTCACCCATCCGTGTTTCATCTGCATCTTACCCGTGAAGGTGTCAAGCACCTCACGAACGTATTGCCTCGGGTATCCCCACTCACGGAGCTTCCTCACCACGTATGTGGAGAAGTTCACCTCCACCGCAAGGAGAGCACTGTTGTACATAAGCCCAAGACAGTACAGCTGAGCGGCGAACATCTCTTCACCGTCCTGCATCCTGAGCGTGCATACCTGCTCACCCGTCACCGCATCGATCACCTGACCTACAAACCAGTCTGAGCCTGTACCGGCAGTGTCGGCGCCGATAACGTAGCTCTTATCCGCTTCTGGATTCTTATAAATGCGAATAATACCGTTTCCCGAGCTGTCAGCGGTCCCGAGACGAACGAATTTTGCATCGATAGGCTTCTGCCCCTCGGGAGGAATATTCTCAAAATAACCGACTTCTCGCGGCTCTGAGAGAGATGTCAGCCTCTCCGAGATCAAACGAGCATTGAATACCGTGCGGCCCGTAAC